TAAACATCCTGCTAACAGCAGATGCGGACACAATAGCTGACTGATTACTTCCCCCTACAATGTCTAGGTATCTGTCGGTGTCATCATTACGATCTTCGTACCTGTGAACACCACCAGTTCTGTTTATTGCATAAACACCTCGTTTATCTCCAGAGCCACCTACTACCAAGTGAGTGTACTCCCAGTCATTATCATTTACAGAGTCTATAGACTCCCATTGCTTATTCAAAAAGTTATAGATTAACAAAGCATTGTTTGTTGTGCTATTATCTAAAGGAACAGCAAGATAGTACCTGTTATTAAAGTAAACAGAAACTGCCTTATCAGCGTAATTTTGATTTATTCTATCTATTGTCCCCTGTATAGATGCAGACAAAGGAACGTCTTGACCTCTAAGATTGTACAGGTCAACAAAATCTAATCCGTACACCCCGTTATCAGAAAGGAATATCATGTTGTTTCCTATCTGCTGTATGCTATCTCTAGCTAAACATCCAACCTCATTAGTAATTAACTGAGATACAGAGCTTCCCAAGTCTAGGCTATTAGCAACAATATGTATGCTATTGCGGTTAAAGACAACCAGTTTGTCATCAGAAAAAGAATGAAACCCTACGATGTGATCAGCAGTACCTGCGTTAAACCTGAACTGTCCATAGATTCTGTCGTAAGTATTTGAGTCCAGTATATCAGAAAACAAAGCCTCATCTACAATATTCCTATCGGTAATTGTAGCAGACCCAGATGACCCAGTTATATCGTACTGATACGGAACTACTAATCTACGTTGGTGGTACGTGCCAAACTCAGGAGCGGGCATATGGCTGAACCCAAGACCTAGAGAACCAACCTTTTCAACGGTAGCGTTCTTGTTCGTATCGTCAGCTTTGTTTGTAGCAAAAGTAAAGGTGGTAACGCCTGTAATCTCGCGAACTCGTACAGTTTCTCCAACGCTATAGCCTGAGCTACCAGCAACAGTTACAGTAAGAATATCGCCCACCAAAAGAGAGCTTGTACTTGCGGATGTAGCTGTTGCTACGCCACCTGAAAAATCAAGATCAGTAATAGGTATAGGTGTAGGTTGAACGTAAGTTCCGTTAGCAACAAGAGAAAATGCAGGAGAAGAAATATCTCCAGCCCACTCCATAGCAATCTGTCCTTTACGGAAGATGTACAACTTGTTAAACGCTTGAGTTATTGTACTGCCCTCAGGAACGGTTTCTCCAGTGGGATAGGTAAGGGTTACTGTAGTATCACCTGAGTCAGCAGTCTTAACAAGCACAGTACTATTAGTTCCCACACAGGCTACGTAAGACTCAGAGCTGTTATTAGGATCTGAGAACTCACAAGAAGCTTCAATAAAGTTTCCAGCAGTAGCATCCAGTTTCATTCCTGAAACTACCATCGTTCCAGTAGGGTCATCCGATAATCCAGTTACGGTATAAGTAATTGTGTCGGAATCTGTTACTGTAACAATAAAATTTCCGTTAGGATCTTCTGTTCCGCCAGGAGTTAATCCACTTACATTTACCCCTGTGCTATTAGTAATACCATGAGCTGAACCAAAATTAACTGTAATAACTTCACCAGTCCTAGTGTAAGAACTAACGGCAGGAATGCTTGTGTCATACAAATAAAACGGTAAAGCAAAAACGCCTGGAGAAAAGGGAGATGAAAATACTTCAATCCCCTTCCTGGGTTGCCACTCACCATTAAGATCCATTCGGCCATTGTTAGATTCGGCCAAGTTGCCTGGACGCAGTTGATCTGGTCTTAACCTGTTGTTAAACCCAATGAACCCCTGATCTAAATCTTCTGAGATCCGATCATCTAAATTTCCGTATGAACTATATCTTGCCATCTAACAATTCCAAGCTCTTCTGCTCCAGTAGTTTGCAGAAAGTTTATTACTCTTACCCTTGATTCCACCTGACCTAGCACAATAACTTTTTTTCCGTGCAGGGTTACTTTTCTTGATGCTCATGTTCGCATCACCAAAGCGTACAATTTTTTCTTTGCCACCTTGACAGGCTTTCACAACGAACTTCTTCCCGCCAGACACTTGCCTTTTGGGAACGTTACACTTCATGCTTTTCTTATTTACTGCCACGCTTTACCGCCTTTACTCTTTGAGGTTTACCCGCTGGTTGCCCTAGTCTTTTCTTCTGAGATATCCTTGATCGTTTCTGTGATTCTGTCATCTCGCTTGCTGTAACTGGTGTACGGCTACTTACACGCTTAGAGGGACGACAATAAGGTGTGCCACGAGATTCCCCCTTACGACGACCACAAGGCTTACCAGTGCGTACATCTACCCACTTCTCCTTGAACCACCGCTTAAGAGCAGCACCTTTCTTTGTCTTTCGCACATTCATTACTTAGCCTTCTTACGCTTACCCCAATTAGCAGCACCTACCTTACGGCACTTGGCTATAGCCCCACTTGCGTACGCAGATGGAAATACCTTGTAACGGGCTTTAACTTTTTTGTAGCAAGCGTCTTTAGGCATTGTTATTTTTTACCAAATGCCCTAAATAGTCCATGCCTTCCGCTGCTCATGGGAATAACCGAACGCTTTTTGGGTTTTCTTTCATCCCTAACCTTAGAAGCCTTAGGGGTTCCCTTAGCCTTAGGAGCTTGAACTTTTACTTCTTCAACACTTCTTAGTGGCCCACGAGTTACTGCTGCTTTGCGTTTGCGTCCAGTCTTAGGCCCAAAGGTATGACCGTACCTATCGGTAACCCGATTAGGCAAAACAGATTTTAAAGTACCATCTTTGTTTTGTTTTCTAAAACGCTTAAGTGCTGCCTTAGGTTTTAATGGCTTAGTCTTTTTAAGTTTTAATATTTTTTTTAACCTTTTAAACATA